CTGGAAGGTTCGCAAAAGGCTATGCAAGGCTCATGGCAAAACCTCATGACGGGCATAGCAGACGAGAACCAGAAGCTAGCGCCTTTGTTCGGTAATTTCGTTAGCTCTATCGGTACGTATTTGGGAAACCTGATACCGCGAATCTCCGAAGTGCTAAAGGGAATGACCGACGGCATCAAGCTTGCCGTATCTCAGCTTTTCCCGCAGATTTATAGCATGATAGATACCTATTTGCCTGAACTTGTAGCAAACGGAACAAAGCTTATTTCGTCTATTGTGCAAGGATTGGTGCAGGCTATCCCGCTTTTAGTGCAAGGGCTTATGGTTGGCGTTACCACGATCATAAGCACGTTGGGCGCGGAAATACCGAACATAGTAAATACCGTTATTCAGGTAGTACCGCAAATTATAGAGCAGCTAATGGCTAACTTGCCATTGTTCATACAGGGATGCATTACGTTTCTTAACGGCATCGTGCAGGCGTTGCCAACGGTGATACAGAACCTTGTAGCGGCTATTCCTTTGGTCGTAACGTCTATAGTCGATGGGCTTATCAGCGGAATTGACGCGCTTGTAACGGGCGCGGTAACTTTCCTCAATGCCATAGTTGACGCTATCCCGCTCGTTATTCCCGTGATTGTCGAAGCGTTGCCGACGATCATTAACACGGTAGTTAACGGGTTGGTTAAGGCGTTGCCGCAGGTTTTGCAGGGAGCTATCAAGCTGCTTAACGGCATCATCAAGGCCATACCGCAAATTATACCGCCATTGGTGGCGGCGTTGCCGCAAATAATCACGTCTATAATCACGACGTTAACGAGCAATATACCGCTAATCGTTGATGCGGGAGTGCAGCTCTTAACGGCGTTGGTGCAGAACATGCCAGCTATTTTAGCGGGTGTTGCCCAGGCAATACCGCAGATCATCACGTCCGTTTTTGATGCAATTGTTACGGGTGTACCTCAGATAGCGCAAGCAGGCGTGCAGCTCATTCAAGGTTTGTGGGAAGGCATAACGAGCATGGGCGATTGGCTGATAGGGCAGATCAGCGGCTTTGCTTCTAGCATCGTTGACGGCTTTTGCAGCTTCTTGGGCATCAATTCGCCAAGTACCGTTATGCGCGATAGGGTAGGAAAGAACTTAGCCGATGGCGTTGGACAAGGTTTCACCGACGAAATGGGCGCGGTTTCCGCGCAGATGGCGCAAGAGGGCAGCGCAACGGTTGACCAGCTTTCAAAGGGCATGGGAAACAGGCAATCTAGCGTAACCAAGACGGCAAAGCAGCTTGCAACAGCCATCGTAAAGACTTTCAACGCATCCAAGGCGCAATTTGCCAACGTGGGCAAGCAGGTTTCAACGCAGATAGCCAACGGCGTTAGAACGGCATCAAGCCAGGTGCAGACGCTTGTTAAGAGTATGGTTAACGCCATCAACAACGCTTTCAAGAGTTCTAACGCAAGTTTTACGGCGGCGGGTAAATCAATAGCGGTCAACGTCGCAAGTGGAATCAAGAGCGGTCAGGCATCGGCAACCAGCGCGGCTAAGGCGGTTGCAAACGCCATTGCAGCGGCTATCAAGGCGCAAGTATCGCCGATGCGCACGGCTGGAAAGAACCTCATCACCCAGCTTGCAAGCGGCATGAAAAGCGGTCAAGCCACGGCAACCAGCGCGGCAAAGGCCATAGCAAACGCGATTGCAACGGCTTTCAGGTCTACCGTTTCCACAATGCGCACAATAGGCGCTAGCATGTCTAGCAGCCTTGCAAGCGGCATCAGAAGCGGTCAAGGCAACGTTACAAGCGCGGCGCGTAGCGTTGCATCGGCGGCGGGTAGCGCGGCGGGTGGCTACGTTAGCGCATGGCGTACCGCAGGCGTGAACATGGCGCTAGGTATGCGAAGCGGTTTCCTTTCGCAAGAGGGCGCAATTAGCGCGGCTGTTAACGCTATGGTTGACCGTATCACGGCTAGAGCAAGATCACGAATGAGGATTTCGTCACCGTCTAAAGTGTGGGCTGAAATCGGCGGCTACATGGCCGAGGGTATGGGCGTTGGCTTTACCGATGGCATGGGCGATACCAACAAAACCATGCTTTCGTCAATGGATGACATGTTTAACGGCGTGCTTGACTTCTGGGGCATTTCGTCACCATCCAAGAAGATGAAAGACAAGGTAGGAAAGCAGCTCGTTAACGGCATCAAGGCGGGAATAACCGCCAACCAGAAAACGGCGGTTAACGCTTTCAAGACGCTTCAAAAAGCCATGTTGGGCGCGGTGGGTGCGTCTGATTATTCGGCAACGGCCAAGAATCTGATAAAGGCTTTTGATAAATCTATAAGCGATTCAATCAAGCAAAGCCAAAACCAAGCTAAACAGAGCTGGGAAAACTGGTATAACGCGCAAGTCAAGGCCAACGATAACGCGCAGAAGAAGTTGCAAAAGAAAATCAAGGCAACGAGCAACAAGAATGCAAAGGCCAATTTGCAAAAGCAGCTAGACACGCTTAAAGAGCAGAAAAAGACGCTTACGAGCCAATACAAGACCTTGGGCAAGGACGTTTTAAAGGCATACAACACGGCTATAAACGATGCCACGAAGGGCGTAACCGATTCGCTTTCGAAGAACCTTCAATCTATCGCCGACGCAATGCAAGAGCGCATGGATGAGGTTAACAAGCTTATAGACGATATGAGCGGAAAGCTAAAGGGTTACGGCGATCTCTTCACCATCGATGACAAGGGCATCATTGAGCTAGAGGATTTGAACCAGCAAACCAAGAACATCAACCAATACGGCAAGAACCTAGAAGCGCTGAAAGGCAAGATTTCGGGTTCGCTCATGGATGCTATAACGTCTTTGGGCATCGAAGAAGGCTTGTCGTTTACTAACAAGCTTCTTAACATCAGCGCCGACGAGCTGAAAGCATACGACAAGGCTTATACCGCCAAGGTGAACGCTGCTAACAACGTAGCTAGCAAGTTCTACCGTGAGCAGGTGCAGAAAATCAAAGACGATTACACGACGAATGTAACGAAAGCCCTAAACGATGCAAAAAAGCAGATAGAAACTATCGGAAAGCAGACGATGCAGGGCTTTATAAAGGGCATGAAATCCGTTAACTGGGCTAAGGACGTTAAGAGCATCGCTAACAGCATCGTTGATAGCTTCAAGAAGCAATTGAAGATCAAAAGCCCTTCACGGGTTTTCATGAGCCTTGGAGAGTACAGCGGCGAGGGCTACACAATTGGCCTAGCGGACGAGCTAAAGGGCGTTTCTGGCATCATGGCGGCGGCTATGCCCGATAAGATGGGGACGGGCGCGGCTTCTATTGCTCAGAATCCCGCCATTATGACGGCATCGGACATGATGACACCTGATAAAATGGTATCGGCATTCAAAGAAGCGCTAATGCAGGTGAAAATAGAACTTGACAATGACGAAATGGGGCGTTTCGTGGACAAGACCGTAACGCGATTGGTCTATAACTAGGGGGTGAGGTCATGAATTACGTAGAATTGAACGGCGTTAAATCTAACACTATCAAGGGGTTGATGATTCAGGCTTTGCCCCCCATTTCTAAGCCGCTCATGCGTACTGAAATCGAGCAGATAGACGGGCGGGACGGCGATATAGTAACCAATTTGGGTTATGCGGCCTATGACCGTGAAATGACCATAGGCTTATACGCTGGTTATGACATTGACGCAATTATTAGCTATTTTGATTCAAGCGGCACGGTCGTTTTCAGCGATGAACCAGACAAGTATTACAACTATCAGATTTACCAGCAAATAGACTTTGAAAAGCTGTTGCGTTTCCGCACGGCAAACGTCGTTTTCCACGTGCAGCCCTTCAAGTATTCGGCGGTGGGCGATGACGTTTACTATTCGGCTGAGAAATACCAGGGTTTGCCCAATACTACCATTACGAAAAACGGCGTGACGGTTGCAGCAAACGACGGGGAAATAACGATCAGCGGCACGGCTAGCGCTTACGCTGAAATCTATCTACCTATTAACCCGATAACGCTTAATCCAGGGAGCTACACGCTAAACCTAACGGCAGACGGAACGGGCGCGGCGGCTTGTCCAACCAGGCTTATAGGTAGCGTACCGTCAAACGCTGATTCTTTCAGCGGCAACTATGTATCGCTAAACGATGATGCGACGGTAACGGCTACGGACACGCTCACGGCGGCTGAAACGTACAATTACCTTTGGTTTTACATTTCACCTAATACCGCTATTGATTTGACGCTATCGGTTAACTTGTTTGGTGAAAGCGCCGATAGCGTTAACCTGGTCAACATGGGCAACGTGAATGCAAAGCCAACGGTTACGGTAACGGGTAGCGGTACAGTTGTTCTAGAGGTCAACGGCAACGAGGTTTTGACGTTGAGCCTTGGTGAATCTGAGCAGATCACCATAGATGCGGCGGCTATGAACGCCTATAGCGGCGATGTGCTCATGAACCGCGCTGTTACGGGCGATTATGCGGCGCTTGCGCTCGTTCCTGGGGCTAACGTGCTTTCTTGGAGCGGTTCGGTTACGTCAATTGAAGTTACGAAAATATCACGTTGGATATAGGAGGACTTTTCATGCAAGTTTGGGATGATAGATATGTAACCATGACCAGGGGCGATACAATGTCATTTGGCATAGAGATAGAGGGGCTAGATCAGGATTTGGAAACGGCTTTTTTCACGTGCAAGAAGAACCACGGCGAAGCGCCCATGTTTCAAAAATCGCTAGGGAACGGCATCACCAAGCAGGAAACAAATAAATACGTTGTCAGGATTGCGCCAGAAGATACCGAGAATCTGCAACCAGGAAAATACTTCTACGACCTGGAAATTGGCGCTAACGGCGATAGGTTCACCATTCTAAAGGGCGTTCTAGAGCTAGAGCGCGACGTTACATATTAAGGAGGTCATGACATGAAGGTTAGTACCAGTTTCGGAACCGTTAAAGTTGTCATGCTCAAAGGTGAAAAGGGCGATAAATTCCAGTTCGAGGATTACACGCCCGAAGAATTGGAAAGCTTGCGCGGTGAAAAAGGCGATGCTTTCACTTACGAGGATTTCACCGAAGAACAGCTAGAGGGTTTACGATCTGAGGTTGCATCTGCTTATTATCGCAAGGTTGACGCAACATACTACACTATCGGCGATAACACCGAAACGATAGCCATTCCCATTGAGGGTTATAACGATTCGGATATGCTTTTTGTAGACGTTGAAGGGCTAGCGCTAACTGAAGGCGTGGATTACACCATCGAGGGAAGCAGCATAGTTTTAACTGAGCCTATAACGCACAATTACACGGCTGTTAACTTTCGCGCATTGCGTGCGTTCGCCATTACCACGGAAGACTACGATAGCTTTATAGGTGATTTGACAAGCGATTTAGACAGTTACGTAGATGAATGGCTTACTGAACATCCTGAAGCTACAACAACGGTACAAGACGGCACGATTACGGATGCTAAATTAGCGCAAGTAGGCGGGGTGCTTTCAAAAGTGAACGACTTTTCGACGCTTTCAGCGCATGACATGCTTGGGGGCGTTGCATTCGAGCAAGGTTCGCTCAATCCAAGCACGGGCGCCGACATGTCATCAACAACCCGCATTAGATGCGGATACATCCCGCTTGAAAATGTAACGTCGTTTTCAATCAGCGTTGAGAGCGGTTATCAATATATAGTTGATTGGTTCGATAGCAGCAAAAACACGCTATATGGTTTCAACGATCATGGAACGTGGCAAACGGCTAACAAGACGTATGACGCAAGCAAATTTGGAAATGCGGCGTATATCAGGTTTTTATTTGCAAAAGCGGATGGCTCTAATATACAGGCAAGCGAAGCATCGAATCTTCACGTATCGTATACGGAT